GCGTATTTAAACGTTACCTTCATTAAGCGCGACATCGCCGACGAAGCGGTAACGCTGCCGTACAAAAAAATCAGTATTATTTCCCCGCAATACGCGCCGATAAATTCCGTCAAAGAAATTAAAGTTTTGCAAAGCGACGGCGGTTATCAGGCGGCGACGGATATTAAATATTCGGTAGGTAAAGAAACCGTGCAGATTTTGTCCGGCAGTTTGTTTGCACCTGGTGTTATGCCGCGCCCTGCGGGGCAAATTGCCGCGCTTAAAATCAGTTATAACGCGGGTTTATACGATGACTATACGCAAGCCCCCGCGCTGTTAAAAAGTGCGGCACAAGGGCTTTTGGGCTGGCTTTACGCAGACCCTTACGCTATGGGCGGATATTCTTCTGAGCACTTATCCGATTATTCGTACACAAAGGCGGCTCTGGTGCGCGGCTTGCCCGAAGGCATTGCGTCTATATTGGATAAGGTGCGTTTATGAGTTTTGGCTCTTTGCTTAATGATACTTGCAATATATACGCCCGCGTGGAAAGCGTGGACGAAGAAACGGGCGAGCAGGTTTTTACGCAGGAATTAGTAGCCGAAAATGTGCCGTGCGCCTTTCAAAACGGCTCCGGCGCGTTAGACAGGAGTGGACGGCTGGTAACGGGAAGCAATACAGACAGGCTCTATTTATTCCCGCCGGATTTTGAAATTTTAAAAACGGTGCATGTCGTGGAAGTACGCGGCGCGCAGTTTCGTGTTAGCGAAGTCAAAGATATGGGCGGGCGCAAAAGATATTTAAGGCTGGACTTGGAGCGGGTGGCATTGGATGATTAAATTAACCGTTAAAGGACTTAACGAACTGGTCCGCAAGTTGCAAGAGGAAGAGCGTAACGCGGTTTTAGCTATGACGAAAGCGCATAGCAAGGTAGCCGCCGAAGCCACCGCCAAATTAAAACGCGGGCTTTCTTTCCGCGCGGGCCGGAGCCCGAAGGATAAGAACTATCAAAACAGCCCCGCCGGCTCTTTACCATACGCGCATACATTGCGCTTGCGCGACAGTATCGGCTATAAGATTTTGGCGCAAGGCCGCCGCGTTTTCAGCGAAGTGGGAAGCGGAGCCGGTGCCTCGTCGGTGGAGTATGCGAAGTATTTGGAAGGGCGCAATAACGACGGCATACGCCCGTTTTTATGGGCTGTAAAAAACGATTATAACCCTGAAAAAATAAATAAAAAATTTTGGGAATATTTTAAACCATTATCCGGCGGGAGCGGGAAATGATTGAGAATATCGTGCTTAAAGTGTTAAAAGCGGACAGCGCACTGGCGGCGTTGGTAAGCACGCGCATATACCCCGATATGGCACAGGTTAAAACCTTGCCCGCCGTCGTTATGAGCGCGGACGAGCCGACCAGCCCGATTAATGAGCCGTGGGCGTATACGCAAAATTTGACGTTTAACATATATGCCAAAACGATAAAGAGCGCGCAGGACGTGCGAAATCGCATATACGATATACTCCAGCAGTACGATACATTCTTTTGCGCCGATTTGGCAAAAAGCGGGATTATTATACACGAGGCGCACGCGGTAATGGGCAGTGTGTCTAATCATTTCCCGCTTAACACCGAGCAGGCGCAGGAAAAAGTAGTTTCGTTTGATTTTTATTTCACAAAATGCGCCTAAAAGCGCAAAAAGGAGCGAAAAAATGGCAGGAACACCTAGCAAAGAATGTCAGAACATTGTTCTTTCGGGCATTAAAAAAATGCTCATTGCGCCATTGGGCGTAGAAAAAACCGCCGCGCGGGACGTGGGCTTTACCAACGGCAATGTTACCCTTACCGCCGCGTTTGAGTACGCGGACGTAATGGTAGACCAGTCGCTAATCCCCGTCCGCCGCATTGCCACCGCCGTAAATTATAACTTTGCGGCTCCGCTGGCCAGCATGTCTTTGGAAAATCTGGCTATTGGGCTGGGCGTTGAGTTTGGCGCAGACGGACAGGCTACGCTGGCGCAGGAACGCTACTACCAGGTATGGCTGGAAACCGACGGCCCCGTCAACGACGAAGGCGAAAAAGCCGTACGCGAAATCTACTTCCCCAAAATTGCGCTGGGCGGAACTACGGAATTGGCCTTCTCCCGCACGGACGCGCAAACGGCGAATTTGGAGGGCGTTATTATTAATTGCCCGACCGAGGACGGAAATGCAAACTTTTTGCAGATTACGGACACTTACCCCGAGGCGGCTTAATGTTCAAATTCAAAAAGAGCAAAAAGGAACTAGATATCACGGACGCTATAAACCGAAAGAAAGCGACTATCACTATCGGCGGCAAGCCGGTAGTGATAGAAGCGTTTAAGCTGGCGAAGGCGTTGGAACTGATAAACATCGTCGGTAAAACGCCTGATTTAATCAAGCTGGCCTCCGCCGATTTACCTGCGTTTAACCGTCTTTTGCTTGCGAATTTGCCGCAAGTGTTGTCCTTCTGCGTGCCGAATGCAAAAGACATAAACCCCGATGATATTACGCTGACGGAATTTGCAGATTTGATTTTGGCCGTTTGGGCCGTCAATGATATGGAGCGGATAGTTTCAAATTTTACGACGGCGGTGCAGTCAATACCCAAAGCAACGCAGGTTTTGGCTTCATCGCCAAAATCATAAATGAATTTTTTGGAAAAAGCATAGACGATTTGACGCTGACGCAAATAAACGCTTACGTTTTGGAGTATGTAAAAGCGCAAAAAGCCGAAGCGGAAGCAATGAAAAACGCGGGCGTAAAAACGAAACATTTAACGCCGCAAACGCCGTTAAATGCGTTTAAGCAAATGGGCATTAAATTAAAGGTAAACAATAATGGCCGACGAGAAAGTAACCATAAAATATGAAACCGAGTATGACGGTAAAGGGGCCAAAACCGCCGCCGCTGACGCGCAAAAGGTAGCCGATACCGCCAAAAGCGCGGGCAACGCCGCAAAGAAAGCGGGCGCGGAAGGGCAAACGGGTTTCGCCGCCATGGCCGCCGGAGCCGCGAAGGTTGGCGCGGCCCTCGTCGCCGCTAAAGGCGTTGTTGATTTCTTTGCCCAAAGCGTAAGGGAATACCAAGAGCACGCGCGCAACGTCAATATGTTGGCCGCCGCGTTTGACAATGTGGGCTATACGGCCAGCGGGGCTATGCAGCAGGCGTTGGCGTTTGCCGACGAAATGGAACGCTCTACGGGCCTTGACGGAGAACTGTTTATAAAGGGACAGCGCGCATTGGCTAACTACGGAGTGGTGGGCGCACAGGCACAAGAGGCTATACGCGCCGCGTTTGCCCTGTCGGCCAACCAGGGCATGGCGTTTGAAAGTGCCTTGCAATTGCTTACCCGCGCCGCCGCCGGAAGTACGGCTACATTAACGCGCTACGGCGTTGTATTGGGCGACAACGTAAAAGAAGGGCAGGAATTTGAAGCGGCGGTAAAACAGATTAACGAACAATTTGGCCCGTCCGCACAGGCCGCTATGGGTGATACTACGGCCAAAATGGGCGCGTTGCGCGAAGCCTGGGGCGGTTTTAAAGAGCTGGTAGGCCAGGGCTTAAACGAAGGCCTTGCCCCCGCCGTGGAATGGCTGACGGAGGCTATGTCGTGGCTGCAAAAGGCGTTTGTGGCCGGCGGCAATTCTTACGACTGGTTTTTGGGAATTATTCAAACAGGTACCGCCGGAGCGCGGGCCGTTATATTAAATTTTGCCGATGTGGCCTTAAAAGCGTTTGGCAAAATCGTGGAAATCGGTAACAAATTGCACCTTATCCCCGCCGGTGTAGCAGAGGCCGTGAAGGGCGCGGAAGAGTGGATTTCGCAGGCTGCGGACAACGCGGAACAGCAGACTGCAACGCTGAACAGAATGCGGCGGGAAATTACCGAAATTTGGCCTGAAGAACAGAAGATTACCGAGGAGCAAAACAAACAGCTGGAAATCCAGGCCCAACAAATAAACGCCGCGCGCCAAAAGAAACAGCAGGCGCAGGGCGAAGCGTCGGCGCAGGGCGAAGTTACTAATGAATTGGAACGTCAGCAGAAGATTTTAGATAATTTGGGCCTTTCTTCTTCAAAGGACTTAAAGGGGTGGAACAGAAACGCCGATAACAGCGAGCCTGGCCCAACGGGCGCAGAAATATTCGCAGGCGGAGACAGCGAGCTGGGCGGCGCGGCGGATGCCGTTGCGCAATATGACGCGGAAGCGGAACGGCTGGAAGAGCTGCGCGAACTTAAATTATCTTACATTGAGCAGGAAATCTCCGACGAAACGCTAAAGCAAGAAGCCCTGGCGAATTTGGAAGCACAGTATAACCAGCAAAAAATTGAGAACGACAAAAAGCAGGCCAAGGCACGCCAACAGGTCTACGGTACCATGTGGTCGGCCCTTACTGGTCTGGCTTCGTCTGAAAATAAAAAAGTGGCGACTATTGGCAAAGTAGCCAGCATTGCGCAGGCCACGATGTCTATGTTTACGGGCGCGGCAAAAGCGTTAGAACTCCCGTTCCCCGCCAACCTTGCCGCAGTGGCTACCGTATTGGCGCAGGGCGCGGCTCTGGTGCAACAAATTGAAGCGGTTAAGCTGGCTAACGGCGGCCTTGTGCGCGCTGTTACAGGCGGCGTAAACGCGGTAATCGGCGAAGGCGGCAGCGACGAAGCGGTACTGCCTTTAGACAACACGCAGGCTATGCGCCGCATTGGAGGGGCCATTGCAGAAGAAAGCGACGGCCTGGGCGGCTCTGTGGTGGTAAATGTCAATATCAATGCTTCCGGTGGATTACAGCCGTTTTTGGAGCAGCTGACCGAGGCTACGCAAAACGGCGTAACGGAAGCGTTACGCTACGCCAACGTGGCCGTTAAAGCGGGCAATGCGCAAGGGGGTCTTACGGTATGATAAAGCGGCCTTTCATTTTTTTAACACAAGACTACGGCAAAATGATTTCCGACGGAAGCGGGACGGACCTGTCGGGCCAGTTATCTAATATCAATATCCAAAGTTTCCCCTATGAATTTACCTTCTTTTTTACAGACCGCTGGGGCAATATTACCAACCGCAAAGTAGATACGCTGATATTGCAGGATACTACGCTGGTCAACGCTACCATATCCGCCGCCGACAGCACGGGCAATTACAATACGCTTTTTACCGTGTCCGGCAATACTGATAATACCTTTATGCTAAAGGCCCAGCAGGCCGTTACTACTTCATCTTTGAAGATAAGCATAACGGCGGACGGCAACCCAGGCACCGTAACCGTTGGGCGGCTTATGCTGTTTGGCTACATATGCGACCTGTTCGCGCTGACGGACGCGACCTTTAAAAAGGATACCAACCAGGGCAGCTACCGGCTGGTGTCGGGCGATATCGTGTATTACGGCGACTATGACAAATTGACGACGAAGTTAAAGACGGAGAATTTGCCGGAGGCGCAATTTAAGGATATAACCGCCGCCGTGGATGAGAGCAACCAGCTGACTATGCTCCCGTTTTACGACGATGAAATCGGCGGTATATACGAGTGCTACGCCGACCCCGAATATTCTTTTTCGTTGGACAGAAAAACGGGCCTGTATGCGCTGGATTTGGAGCTTGAAGAATTATGATGACACTTCCGGCGGCGTTGGCCGCAAAATTAAAAAGTAACGATTTGCGCGGGATTAAGCCCATTATTTTGATGTACCGCAATAAGTGGGACGCGCAGACGAACGCTTACGCGCCGGAAACCACGCCGATAGATATTACGGCGCAGGTCATTAAATGCGGCACGCTTTCCACCAAATTGGACGTGGGCGAAATTAACGAATACACGGCCAGCAACGTAACATTGACGATATCCGACCCGCAAAATCATTTTGTAGAGGGTACGCCTAAAAGTTATTTCCCCGACGGATACCAAATTTACGGATCGCGCATTGAGCTATACGCGGGCACCGATACCAACAATATGACACCGCTATTTTACGGTGTTATCCGCTCTTTGCCTAACCATAAGCCGGAAGAGTACCAGCTGGATATATCCGTCGTTTCGGCGTTGGAATTGTTAGACGACGTGGAAGCGAAGGATTTTTCCACGCCGTACACGGGCGAAAAATTGACGTTAGACCACAGAGACGACGACGCGGGGCCCGTTTACCGCACGGCCAACACGGGCGTGGGCGGCTTTAACGCTGTTTATGCTAACGGCTCCGTACTTGTGGAAGGTGTGGACTATGAGGTTTCGCAGCTGGGCGAATATTTAAAACCCGCCCTTGTGGAAATTATAAACGAGGCTTTTTATTCCGCGACCATTACGGCGGATTATTATTGTTGGCGACGGAATTTGACCGTTGAAGAAATTATGGGCGGACTTTTAGACGTTTCAAAATGGCCCGACGATAAAAGAGATATTCAACCCGTTATTTGGAACTCTTTGGTGCGTCAGCCTTTATCGGCTGATGTCCGCTTTGCTCTCGGCTATTACAAAAATGAAAGCGGAGAATATATATCCAATTGGCTAAATGTCCGCGATAACGCCTGGGCCAATACTACGGCGCGGGATGAAAATACCTACACACGCCGGAGCATTTTTTCTGCAAACTGGGAAACAGAATTTACTTTGCGGATTGATGACTTGAGCGGTGCCACAGCTGGCTTTAACGGTTCCTACGCCGTCGGCTCCGGCACGGCTAATCGGTATTACAGAATAAATAACGGCATTGTTATCGCCGCCATTCGCGTGGATAACCAGGCTCCTAGGGGTCTTTATGTAGGAGTTGGAAGGGCCGTGAATGCGAATTTAAGTTACAGTTATAGAACGGCCGTTTATTCGCCAGTTTCTTATTTGGAAATAGCCGTCAAAATTCGCAAAATTAACAATCAAATTACAGTATTTTTCGGCGGGAAACAGGTAGCTCAGTTTAACAATGCAAATTTTGACGTTGACCGCGAAGTTATGTATGGCTCGCGAAACCAAAGAATAAGCAATTTAGGCCAGGTTTGGCGAATGTTGGACAGTAACGGACACGCCATCAGCCCCGATTTAAGCACGCCGTCAATAATTTCCAATGTTTTGGAATTGGGAGATGAGGGCGGATATTGGGGAGCTGTGTCTGCGACGCTGGAAGGCGAAGGCGGGCAATATCAAAATGAAGTTTTTATATCTTCCGACGGACAAAAGTTTACTTCGGCGGGAAATTTTGATATTGGAAGCGACATAGGTCGCTCTGAAAATTATTTATATTTCGCGTTAAAAATCAGCTCGCCTCCTCCGGCCAGCTTTAATATTTCAAATTTAATAGTGTTCAAATATGCAACGGGTATGGTCATTGACTTTATAAACCTTGAAGGACAAACCGTGTTGGAAGTCATCCAAGACCTGGCCCTTATAACAGGCTACGAGTTTGGCATTGACCGAAATAACGTATTTTTCTTTCGTCCGCGCCAAACGAGCACCCAGCCGATAGCGACGCTGGATAAATTTGAATTGGTAAAAATTGACACGGTAACACGCAATTTTAACGAACTGGCTACAAAATTGACGCTTACCTTTGCCGCCGCGCCGCTTGAATTTTACGCCAATACGGGCGCGCGCCCTACGCCCGCGGACAAATACGGGATTATTGAAAAAGAAATAGATAAGCCGCAATTAATCAATTACGATAACCCCGAACTGGCGCAGGCCATAGGGCCGCAGCTGTTGGCTATTTATTCCGAACTGCCCAACATTATAACCTGCACGGGCAAATTAAACTTGGCCTTGGAATTGGGCGATATTGTCAATTTGAAGCGGGAAATGCCACTGACGATTAACCCCGAAGCGAGCGATTACACAAAGTACGAAGGCTTAAACACCTTTTACCTCGCGTGCAAAATTACGGGCTTAAACTACGATTTTACAAGGCGGCAGGTTAAATATACCCTGCGCGACGTGAGCAATGATAACAATGCGCCGGTAAAAGATTATTACGAGTATCAAACCATATTCCCAACGCCGTTGGATTACAAGGAGTAAGCTATGCTGATTAACGATAAAGTGGACGCGGTTTATATCCCCGACAGCCCCAGCCGAATAAAGGCTACGGACTACAACCAAATAAAAAACGAAATACAGGAGTGTATCACGGAAGCGGGACTTACACCGACGAAGGACGTGATCCAGCTGCCGCAGGCGTTGAAGATTTTGACGGCGCAGTCCGGCGCGGAAGAAGTGGCAAAAATTGAAGCGGCGGGGCAGGAACAGCTGGACGCGATAAACACCGCCGGACAAACACAAACGGCGGCGGTAAACGCAGCGGGGCAAACACAGTTAAACAACATTAATACCGCAGGGGCGCAGGCGGTGCAGGACGCGCAAGACGCGGCCAACACCGCTACTTCCAAAGCCGCAGAAGCGGCGGGCAGCGCCACGGAGGCGGCAAGCTCTGCCAGTGCGGCAGCCTCTTCGGCCTCTGCGGCCAGCGGGTCGGCAAGTACGGCCACTACGCAAGCAAGCAACGCCGCAGGCAGCGCGGCTCTGGCGCAAAAATGGGCCACGCAAACGACGGCAGAAGTGGTCAGCGGGCAGGGTTACGGGGCCAAATATTACGCCGACCAGGCGGCGGACAGTGCGTCTTCCGCCAATACGTCAGCCAGCCAAGCAACGACAAAAGCGACGGAAGCGTCAGCCAGCGCAAGCCAGGCTGCGCGAAGTGCTATTGACGCCGCCAACAGCGCCGCATCCGCACGCGGTCTGCAAATCGGCGCGGTGTATTTTTCGCAGTCTGGTCTAACAACTGATAATCCTGGAGGTTTACCGTTGTGGACGGGAGAATATTTTGCCAATGGTTCTTCTCTTTATCCTGATTTTTACGACTGGGTCAAAAGCCATACGGAGCTTTGCAAAACCAAAACAGAATATGATACGGCCATCAGCACCTACGGCGAGTGCCCGTATTATGTAGTGGATGAGGTGGCGGGAAGTTTGCGTTTGCCGAAGCTGGTCAATTATTTAAAAATGGCTAACGCTACGGACGGCGTGACGCAGGCACAGGCGGGATTGCCCAATATTACGGGTGGAAATGTTTCTGAATGGCAAAATGATAAAAATTTTGGACAAAATGCGTATGGAGCATTTAAAAGAGATGGAACTGCAACAATGGACACTGGGGCAAGCGAAGGTTCGCATTATAATAACTATAGAGTAAAATTTGACGCTTCACTTTCATCTTCTATATATGGGAAATCGTCTACCGTAACTCCGGCGCATACCACTTTGTATCCGTGGGTATACGCGTTTAATAGCGCAGTTTCCGCCAGCGAGGCGCAAGCGGCGGAGTTTACGGGGGCTTTGGTCGGAAAAGCACAAACCGACCTTTCCAATGTATCGGCCTCCGGGCAAAAGCGTGCCGGGGCATGGGCGCTGCCGAATTATTCGGCGGGAGTGTCCATGGGCTCCGGCGTTCAAAAAGCCCCTGCCGACGGCTGGGTGTCGGCCCATATAACAGGACCGAACGACGGACGCAACAGAGGAATTAGAGTAGGAACATCCGAGAGTCCCAATCTTGAAATCTTTTACGCGGGAGGGGTTGGAATCAACACTTTAGTCACAAGAATACTTTTCCCCGTTAAAAAAGACTGGTATTATGGGCCGACAGACGGCTGTACTCTGGAATCAGCAACATTTTTTCCGTTGTGAGGCGCTTATGCAAAAATATGCAAAATTGGTAGATGTAAAAAGCAAGATGTGTCAGGTGGGGATTGGAACCAATACGGAGTTTTATGTTTCTTTAGGCATGGAGCCGATGGAAGTGGAGCAGGGACCGGACGGCAACTGGTATTTGGCTGGACACGCCCCGACAGAAGCGGAACCGACGTCGCAGGAGCAGGTGCGGGTGCTGGAAGCGCAAACCGGGCTGACGCGCGCAGTGCGGGAACTGGTGCTGGCGGGAAACTCCGGTGCCAGCGAATATGTCAAAAGCAAGGCCCGGGAAATAGAAACCCTGGCCGCTCCTTTGCGGGCAGATAACACGGAGGCCGGCGAAACCGTGCCGGAAGCACAGGAGGCGGGCGATGACGCCGGAACTGTTTGAGCTGCTTTGGAAAGCGGCGGCCATTGTGTTTGCCGCAGGGGCGGTGTGGGGCGAACTGCGCGGCATACGCAAAGACATTGCGCGCCTGGAAGCCAAGCAGGACAAATACAATCACCTGCAGGAGCGCGTGGCGCGGCTGGAGGACAGCTGCGCCAGTGCGCATAAGCGCATCAGCGAACTGCATTTTAGACGGGGGAGGGACTGATGCCGACATTTAGTCCAAAAAGCGAAGCACGTTTAAACACCTGCCACCCAGATTTGCAGGCCGTCTGCCGCGAACTGATTAAACAGTATGACTTCTCTGTTCTGTGCGGACACCGAGGCAAGGCGGAGCAGAACGCGGCTTTTGACGCGGGTAACAGCCGCCTGATTTACCCGCAAAGCAAGCACAATGCCAAGCCCTCTTTGGCGGTGGATATAGCCCCTTATAATGAAACAGAACCACACATTGATTGGGGCAACCTGTACCGCTTCCGCGAAATGCTGCACCGCTTTGACGCGTTGGCGCGGCTGATGCGCGAACGCGGGGAGATAGAAAGCGAATTTGAATACGGCGCGGACTGGGAAAGTTTTAAAGACTATCCGCACGTGGAAATAAAAACCAAGGAGAACTAAAAAATGGAATGGATTACAACGCATTGGGACGATGTACTCGCCATTATCGGCGGCGTGGTCGTGGTCGTGTCTACGGTGGTCAAACTGACCTCCACGACTAAAGACGACACCGTCTGGGCAAAGATACTAAAGGTACTGGCCGCGCTGTCTTTGGTCAACCCCGACGGCTCCGTAGTCGGCAAAAAGGCGGACAAATAATATGTGGACGGCCATTGCCTGCGTTGTGGGCTTTGGCGGCCTGCTCTGGGCCGTGATTGCGTTGTCAAAAAATTACGGACGCGCCGCGGCCCAGACAGAGGCTTTGAAGGCGGAGGCTAAACGCGCCGCCAAGGAGCAGGAGCGTGCGAATAAAATTATTGATAGCATTGACCGTATGTCTGCTGATGACGTGCGCGAGCGGTTGCGCCGCTTATCGGATAAATAACGCGGCGTGCTATGTCGGCTTTGACTACGCCGACGCGGGTGTAAACGACCAGAACGCGCGGGCCCTGCTCAAGCATTATTGTTTATGCCACGACGAGGCGGCCTGTGAGTAGATGCAAATTTGCCCGCTTTGACCCGTACGCCAGCGAGGCTTTTTGCGCCATAGCCCGCCGGCCTTGCCGATTTGTTTGTAAATTTTGTGTTTTAAATAAAATTTTAAAAGGTCTTTGACAATTAAAACCCCGCATTAAGCGGGGTCTTGGGAAGGGTTGTTCTTCTTGCGATTTCGGTATGAGCGCATATTCTTTGAACGGCGCGCTCTTTGACACGGCGGCTTATCGCAGAATTTTTGTCTTGGAGATGCGGGGAAGAATTTATCCCCGCAATTCTCGCAAATTTTAAGTTTGTCGTCAGGCACGTTAATAAGCATTAGCGGTCCTCTAATTTAAACTGCCCGGCCTCCGCCGAAGCCCCGACGCTGTTTAATACTTCTTCCGCGTCCTCCCAGCTTTGGCAGGCCTGCTGGTCGCAGCCTTCGTAATAGCGGGCCACCCAGTCGGCAAAATCTTTGTTAAAGCTGTTTAAATCACGCACCGGACCGTATTCGCGCCACTCGTTTTTCCCGTCCTTCTTGAAGAAAATTTGTTTGAGTTCCATATTTTTACCCTCTCTTTTGTTTTTTAAGTTTGCGGGCCTGTCCCGCTCTCTATATTAATAGTATATCAAATAAACGATATACTGTCAAGGGCTTTTTTTGGACCTGTTCCAAGCGGCTATGGCTTCGGCTTCTGTACTATACAAATCAGTAGAAGTTTTACAATCTTCACAAATTACAAAAAACCCACAGTTTCTATCTCCACGAACTCTAATACTGTATCTAATACCACATCTGCACGGGTTAAGTTTATTTTCCATTTTCCGCCTCCTTAATCAGCTTAAATATTTCTTCCGGGGTTTCTTTGACTTCTACTTCTCTTGTTACGAGATAAACATAAGAACCCATTTCGGATTTAACGAAATTAACAATATTTCCAGTGTTTACAAAAATTTCCAAATCGTTATAACTATCTTCTTTTCCGTTAAGAGCGGCTTCAATATCTAAATCTTTTTGTGTCAATTTAATTATCGCCATTTTGTGCCTCCTTAACAAAAATGCAATCCAATGCTTCCCCTCCATCTTGAAACTTTTCAAGTCTATATTCGCCGATATACGACTGGTTGTATCTAGACAACAAACTTTTACAACAAATCTGAAGGGAACGTTTGTTAAAAATCTTCAAGTCCCCGTTTAATCCTTTATAAAATCTAACACCAACAACACAAGGATTTGTTTTGTCAACAAAAACGGAAACAGTATTGTATTTTTTTAATTCCAAAGACAAAGTTGTCTTTTTTGCAACAATACCAATACCGTTCTTTCCTATCTTAAATTCACACCCAAGTATTTTTCTGCTCTTCATTTCAACAAAATTTTCATTATCTAATAACATTTTTCCCTCCTAAAAAAGCAAATTTCCAGCCTGTTCAATCAGTTCGTCCATGACCTTCAGGCAATCGCCGTGATAAAGTTTTGTTTCACTCATAACTCCTCCAGAAATCTTATACACGTCGCAATAATGTGCAACGCTTCCAGCTTGGCATGTTCGTAGTCTTGCTCATTTACCGCCTTGCACAGCTCGCCAAACTCCTCTCCTATGATAGAAATTTGTACTATTAGGACATTTGAAATTCCAAACATCTAAATAAGCCATTTCTCCGGTTAATTGAGTTTTATAAAATGACGACACATCTATTTCTATCCAACCAGTACCTTCGGTATAAATAGTTACTTTATTTTCCATTTTCCGCCTCCTCTGTATCGTCAGATTGTTTAATACGATAACTATCTGTCAGTTTCCAAAGTTTTTCTAAGAACTCATTGCAACGTTCTTGTCCGCATTGCAAGCAATAATCACCATTAATGCTATAATTGTCATGATCCTCGTGAAGTTTATTATTCTTATCTACCCATTGAAAATAGATAGTACCATATGGCATAGAAAACTTCTTTTTGCGGTTGTCCAGTTTCTTACCACAATAATCACAAATGCCAATAAAACCTTTTGAGTTTGCTATGGAAATCTTTTTTTTAGTTTCTTCACTTAAAGGCTTATGAATAATATGCTTTCTTGCTTCAGCAAGTTGCTTTAATTGCGCTTCAGTTCTCATTTAATAGCTCTCCCTGCTCATGTATATTGCCGACCACGCGCACGCCGCTCTCATACGGGCAGGTCTTAATGACTTTTGCCAGCCACGCGTCGCCGCTTTCATACGGCAAAACAAAGCATCCGTCCCTGAACAGTACGGGCCAACGCTTCGGCCCTGCGGCGGTGTCGTGCTCCACAATATCCCCCTCGTAAATCAGCCGCCCGTTTTTGTCTTTCAGCCCTGTGCATTGTTCAACAATGTATCTGTCGGGCATATACAAATACTCTCCAAAATATCTGCATTGTTCTAATTCTGTTATTTCCCAATCTCGCTTGTTTTCATCTTCAATATCAAATATGAAGTTTTTATTTTTATTGTCCCACGCTCTAAATCTAAATCTGTCGTTCATTTTTTTACCTCCGTAACCTTGTAAAGTTTGTGTCCGACAATGATGTATCCGTCTTTAATTGCTTTTTCTTCCCAATGACCAAGCACCCAACCGGCCCAAAAAAGACTCAAAAGACAAATGAGCAAAATATCTATTATCCAGTTCATTTTCCTACCTCCTCAAAATCAAATTTCATTTGTTTAGTCTCCGCCTCTATTCTTCGGCAGGCAATATCAAAATATTTCTCGTTCATCTCTATACCTATAAATTCGCGCCTGTTTCTCACGCACGCTACTCCCGTAGTGCCCGACCCCATAAACGGGTCCAGGATAGTTTTTGCCTGCGGCACCTCTTTCATTATGCAGCCCATCAATAGTGTTGGTTTTTCTGCTGGATGTTCCGTTTCTCGTTTCGCCGAGTTAAAAGACAATATGTCTTTTAAACTCCGGTTCGGGATATAAAATTTTTCTTTGGGTAATAACAAAATTAATTCATAGCTGCGCCGTAAATAACGCCCTGGTCCTAAAAATTGTTTGTCCCAAACGATACAATCTTTAACCGGCAGGTCGCTATCAAAACCGGCCTTGTAAAACGAGGGGAACCCGTGCCAATTTGTAAACACAAACGCCGCTCCGTCCTGCGTTAATAATCGGGAAAAAGCCTTAAAAACGGCCGAATATAAAAGAGAAGCGTTCACAATATCAGCCCAGGGGTCTATTTTATTTGTATTCCCCGCGCTGGCATTCTGTATCATATACGGCGGGTCGGTCAGCACCAAATCCACACTGGCGGGCGGGAGCGTCGGCATTATTTCCAAACAGTCCCCGCAATACAACTCGCAATTATCAAAAGTTTCTTTGCGCATTAATCTCCCTCCAAAAACCGCACCAGCACCGCTATCGTGTCCAGGGCTTCTTCCTCGGCCTGGCTGCGGTTATCCTCGTTTACCGCTTTGGCAAATTCGCCCAGCTCCTCACTGGCCAGGCTGACCGCGTGAAAGCGGTTATCTGCAAAGTGCGGGTGTTTCTTCCGCGCCCGCTGCACGGCCTGGATAATTTCGTTCATCGTTGTCGGATTCACTTCGTAACCTCCACATAGCACGCTTTGTATTTTTCCGCGCCCGTTCCGGCGCATAACGCACAAGAAACATTGTCCGCGCGGTAGTTACCGCACTTCACCGTTTGGGCCGGATGGGCGGATTTCGGGGCCTCTTTGACAGGCACAGGCCCTTTGTTGGTTAGCGATTTCCGTTTGGCAAGGATTTCCTCACGGTGCAGAAGATAATATTTCTGCTGTTTTTGGCGGTTATACTCCCTCATCGTGTCTTTGTGCTCCTGGGCCCAGTTCCGCACCGCTTCGCGCTGTCTTTCGGCCCTGCATTTTTTGCAAAACCGCGCTATGGACGTGCCGAAAAATACAGCCCCGCATTTTTGGCATACTTTGCGTTTCATTTTCGCGCCCCCGAAGCAAAATCCGACAGAGTAAAATAACGCTGTTCCTTTCGGTCAAAAATCCGCTCTATTACCGTTTGCGGATTTATCCGGTACTTGCGCACCTCCGGCCACAAATCCGCTCTGAAATTGGGCGTTTTGCCCGTCAGCTTGTAAACCCCTGGCCGCAGGCCCATACCGTCAGGCCTTTGATACAGCTTTACCGTGCGGCAAAAGGGACACTGTGCGCGGTAGCACAAGATATCCATTTTCCCGTCTGGGTCCGTAAAATACACCGGCAGGCTGGCGTAAATCCCTTCGGGCCCGCAAAAAATACACGCGTTTTCAGAAGGGGCGGACGGCGTTTGTGTTTGTTGCGTTTTTCGCATTTTTTACCTCCGTTTTCTTTTTCGCTTCGGCGAAGTATTCCGGCAGGTTCCGGCAGACGGCCTCGTATCCGCCGGACAGTCCGGCTTTTTGTAATCGGTCGGCGCATTCGCCTATCGTCGCCAGTGCAAGCGGGATATCCTTTCCGCAAAAATTTAAAATATCCGTCAAACATCGGGCATTTCGTTTAAACCAAATGCCTTTTTGCACGTCGTTCATAGGCTCCTCGTACTGCGCCAAAACTTCGTTTGAAAACTGTTGGAGCTGATTTAGTTCCCGCTTTTTTTTCAAAAACTTTTCCCCGCCAAAAAGCGGCGTTTCGGATTTTTTTACAGGCCCCGTTTTTATTTTTTCAGGTTCGGTTTTTTGGGGCTCCGGCCCTGCGCAACTATGTTGCGCAGTAAGTAGTTTATTTACTTCTGTTTCTGCTTCTGCTTCTGTTTCTGCTTCTGTTTTATTATTACGCGTGCATACCGCGGTACCGTCGGAAAACTCATTTTTTTCCCATCGTTTTTTTATTTTTTCCTTTTGCATTTTTAAAAATTTTTTGTAATTTTTTGTTTCATTTTCCACAACCTCTTTTACCGCGGTATAACTTTTTTGACCCGTTTCCGAAAGTTCCAAATCGGCCCAGTTTTGGTACAGGCCAAATTCCAAAACGGCATTGAATATTTGCCCTTTGCTTGCATCATCCAGCGGGGCCAAATAAGCGTATATATCCGCTATGGGTATCTTTATATACGGTATTTTCATTTTGACTTCCACTCCCTCATAAGGCCCGCCGTGCGCTTTACAAAGCTTTCCACGTCGTCCCAGCTTTGCCAAATCTTATATTCAAACCCCAGCGAGCGGCAGACGCGCTCAAACTCTTTTTGCCCGTCGCTCTGCCGCCCCTTTCCGTTTGGGTTTTTCAGTTCCACAAACACGATTTGACCTTTGGGCAGCATAATCACCAGGTCCGATACGCCAGCCGTCAGCCCTTCGGCCTTGGCTATGCGCGCCTGGGACGGCTTTAAACGCGTTCCGTTCGGCACGCTAAACACCTGATAGCCCAAAGAGCGCAAAAACCGCACCACGGCTATTTGAAACGCGCTCTCACCGTGCTGCATGTCGGTACTCCTCTTTCAAAATAAACGCGCGCACGCCGTTGGGCAATACCACTAAATTAAAGTGGCTGTCCGCCCGATCCTGCCGCTCTCTGGGATACTTGCGGTTACACTCCCTGCAATATGGCTGATACCCGTCATATCGGCGGTTAAATTCGTTTATGGGCTTAATCTGCCCGCACTTGGCACAATGTTTTACTTTTGACATCTTTTTGCCTCCTAAATTTGGGGGGCGGGGAGGTTGTCCGCCCCCGTGGGTTTCCGCCCGTAGGGTGGTCGGGCGGTGAAGAGCGTTAAAATATTTCGCGCATTTTAACGCCGCGCTCGCTCGCAAACCGTCTAACCTCATCAATCTGCGCCGCCGTGCCCGTCAAAATAAACCGCCGCGTTTCGGGGTAGTTCGTCGGGTCCGGCTTCGCGGGCTCCGCGAATAAGTCCTCTTCAATTTCTTCAGGCGCGTTATGCACGGGGTTTTTGGGCAACGCTTCCACCACACCCAGCACCGCTTCCTGTTTGGCTTTTTCCGTTTTTAAATACATTTGCCGCGCCATGGCATCGGCCAAATTAAACGTCTTACAATACGCCGCCAAACACTCCGTGCGGTACTCCGGCTCTATGCTGGCCTCCAGCGCGGCTATGTCTTTGCCGATTTGCTCCAGCTTGCCCAGCAGTTCGCCGTGCGCTTTGCTTTCCTTAACAGACAATTTCAGCCACTCTTCCTGTAAAACGTCGTCAAAGTTAATCAGCGCGCCCAGCGTGTTCCACTTATCAAAAAGCGCGCGCAATCCGTCCTTGCGCTCTTCTTTTTTGCGCGCTTCATAATCCTTAATTTGCCCGTCAATAAGAGCCACAGGCTCATCAATAAGCGCGGTAATGGCTTTTATCTCGTTTTCAAACGCCATATACGGCGCATTCCACGTTTTTTTAACTTCTTTGCGCTTATTTTCTATGTCCTCTTTCAGACGGCGCAAATCCGCGCGGTCGGCTTTGGCCAAACGCATATCCTCATCGTTATATGACACGTTATGATAACGTACGGTGTAAGCCTGCACATATTGCCGGATATCGTCTAAATTGGCCTTAATAGGCGCAAGGTCCTGCGTTGTAACTTGAAGCTCCATATTAAGCCTCCGGCAATGCGCCCGCGTGTTTGCGGTAATAATCGTTCAGCGTCGCTTTGTAAGCGTCGCCAAGTGCGTGGATAACATCGTATATCGTCGCTTTCAGCTGCGCGCGCGTCTGCGCCTGCGAAAGGGCCTGTAGCACGTCGGCGGGCAATTCATAAATCTCTTCCACGACGGCGGCCTCTACCGTTTCCGCTTTCGCCGCTTTGGCCTTGCTTTCGCTTTTTTCCTCTTGCGGGAGTTCATCGGCAGTGTACGGCATGCCGCCAAGTTCATCGGAGAAGCACAAACGGAAACCCTGCGCAATGGCTACCTTTTTAAGCATAAAGCGGGGCATTTTTTTCCAAACGGCATTAAGTTCGCCGTCTTTGGTGCGGTTGGCCGCTTCTTCAAAATACACTTCATGCTTAAAGGGCTGCTTCCAGTCATTGCGGTAAATGGTAATGGTGGCCTTCATATCGTCCCCTTCGCCGTCCACGTCTACCGTCCATCCGTTCAATTTGCCCGTGCGTTCAGCACGTTTAATATACACTTCATAACCGGTAATAATAGACGTCTGCCCGCCATAGCCAACACAATAGATTTCCCGTTTAAACGGGTTTAAGCCGTACGCTTGGGCAATTTCCACAAACTGGCGGCGCTTATCCGCGGCTAACCCGCGGCCCACGCCGGATATGTCCAAAAATTCATTAAGTTTCTGCTCTGTTAACGCCAGTGCATTATTTTGCACGGTGGCTAATTCTTTGTTTGTCATTTTTACCTCTCTTTTAGGGGCGGATTTTAAGCCGCCCCCAATTCATTTTCTGATTTACCGTTTGGCCCCTTTCGGGGCGAGCCGCTTTTTTACACCCAGCGGTAAGGCGTTTGTACGGGTACTACACTTTAGGTGCCTCTCGGCACGGCTCCGGCGGTCTTTCGCGCCGTCGCGGTTTCGGTTCTTACAAATCTATCGGCTGGTAATCGGCCGCGCCCAGCCCGCGCGAACAAGGAGCCCAACGTGTATTGCGGTTATTACCAAACTTGCTCTTTGGCTCTGCGCACAATATGCAACAAACCGTCATCATCAACTGCGCCGTAAACGTAAATTTTTCTGTTCTTTCCCATAAATTTTTTAATAGCCTTGTCGGCGGGATATTCGCCCAAAATTGTTCTGTCCTTGTTATAAGCCAGGATTTGCGTCCCGCTCATATCAATTTGCATTTTGAAAATCTCGTTCTTCGCCATATTCTTTCCTCCAAATCGTGCGCTGTAACGGGCGCACCCGTGCGGGGTAGCTACTCCCACCCGCCTTCTTCCCTGCCGTCGCGGCCCATTTATCCGCGCCTTATTGGAGTGGTCGGAGTTCCATTGCTCCAGGCTTCCGGCGTTTAACACTTCAAATCTGTGCGGGCTGTTTTTACGTCCGCCCGCCCGACGGTAGGAGACTGCATGAATAACTACCTAAAATTGTCCCTCAACTTTTCCACCCACTCCTCAAACTCTTTGCACAGGTCGCATCCTTCGGCGTTGTTGCACTTGTTAAAATCCCCGCAGAAAGGCGCGTCCCCGGCCTGCGGATAGGTGTGCGCATGGTTTTCCTGCAAACTCGTCAGCTGCCCGTTTTTAAGCCGCGCAAACTCATTATCCAATGCTGCTTTTATCTCGTCCACATACCCGCCGGATACCATTACCTGATGCCGGCACTTCAGCGCCCCTTCAAATCCGCCTATAAGGTGCTCCAGCGCCACCAGCGTAGCCATCAGCTTTTTGGTTTCTACCGCCATATTTACCCCAGCAACTCTATCGCGTTTTGGTATTCTTTGGCCTTCTTTAAAAGCGGGCCTACCTGGGCGTAATACCGCCCCGTGTAACTGGTAATGCGCTGTGTCAAATTACCCTTCCCCTGCGCCACTTCCAGCTTAAACTGCGCTTCCAGCTTTTTCGTCTCCGCCTTGGCACGCCCCAAAATGTTCGCGCGCCGCGCTTTCAAACTCTTTATCTTGTCCTGTACCGTCATGCGCCCTCCCATTGTTTGCACTCTTTGCAGTCTTTCTTTGCCACCTTACAGCCCTGCTTCATACACCGGCAGTCTGTGTTATCCCCGTCTATGTAAATCCGTTTTAAATGCCGGCAAGTGCCTTTTTTCATACTTACCCCGCCAAATACACCGCAAAATGCCCCAGCCAGTACGCCACCCCGAATACGCAAATGAAGATTTCTGTTTTGGTCATAAGTTCCTCTCTAAAAAATCAGCTTATACGCCAATAAAAACGCGCTGGCTACTATAAACGAAGAAATAAACAAGAAAAACAAACCTGCCGAAGCCTCCACCACATCTTCTCTGTCAATGTTCATAACGCCTCCGTTTTTGTTACAATAAAAAAGCAAGTACCTTTTAATGCTCTGGCGAGGAGCGGTACTTGCTTTGCTATCCAACCTAACTGGTTGCCCAGTCAAATTTTTTATACGGTTGGATAGTGGCTTTTTAAGCCTCCGTTCTTGGGAGCCACCCGAGCCGGATTTTGTTCTTTGACAGTGCGCGGGGATTTTTATGTCCTCACGCGGAAATTTTTTTACCGGTCAAATTTACTTCGTAATTATAATTTACGAAGTTTTAGGCATTTTGTCAAGTCTTTTTTAAAAAATAAGCTGTTTGGTCACAAAAAATAAATTGTATTGGGGAGCTTTAAAAACACCAAAACCGGGGCCTTTTTATTTTTACGTTTTTGACTTGACTTTTTGTCAAAAAACGTTTATATTATGATATAAGCTATCCAACAGCAGGAGGCCCCCTGCGGAGGATGGCGTTTTTTTATCCTCTCTTAACTGGAAGTCCCAACCAAAGGGGATTTCTGGTGTTAAAACAAATCTGCGACGTTTTAACCGCTTTACGGCAATACCTACACCAGGCGCACTTATGCGCCCGGGATAAGGGTTACGCCGCCCACCTGCTTTTAAATGACATTTATGACAGAGTTTCGGAAGATATAGACCGCCTCAAAGAACTGGCCATCGGTCAAAGCGGGGACGCTTCCATCGCAGACGCAGAAACCTCCCTAACCGGCGCCCTGCAGTATATCCGGGCGCTGGAGCCTACTTCTGATTTTTCCGAAATGCTTAAAAATTGCCTCGTACTGGAGCAAACCGCAGATGAGCTGCTCCAGCGGGGCATTGTTTTTTATGCGGAAAACCCGGGCCCTTTTGTCCAGGGGATTTTAAACGCCCTAGGGGACATAGACGAGCGCCGCCTCAAAGAAGTGTATCTGATGAGGACGGAACAGATATAAGATGAGTGATATAAAATTTGACGCGCACAATTACCGCACCCACGACGAGAAAAACCTAAAGCTGATTAAAAAGAGCTTAAAGGAACTCGGCGCGGGCCGTTCTATTGTCATTGACTCTGAAGGCGAAATCATTGCCGGAAACGCTACATATAAGCAGGCGCGGGAATTAGGCTTGCCCGTGCAGGTCATTGAAACAGACGGAAAGCGGCTTATCGTTGTTAAACGGACCGATTTGAAAACGCAGGACAAAAAAAGAAAGCGGCTTGCGCTTATGGATAATTCCACCTCCGATAAAGTCCAGTGGGATTTTGACCATATAGCCGCCGATTTTGATTTATCCGAACTGCCGGACTTTGGTATTGAGGCGTTGCCGGATATGGCCCCTGTGGAGCCTGTAGAAGAGGATGATGCGCCAGAGGTTTCCGAAACCACTCCGCGCGCTAAAAAGGGCGATATTTGGCGGCTAGGGGACCACCGACTGATGTGCGGTGACAGTTCTTCTTCTGGTGATGTAGAAAAGCTCATGGCCGGCGAAAAGGCGGACATGGTTTTTACGGACCCTCCGTATGGGGTGGCTATTGGGGATAAAAATTCGGCTCTTAATAAATTCGATAAAGCCGGAATATGTAAACAGAATATAGCTAACGACAACATATCATTATCAGACCTTTATTATCTGCTCGTAAAAGCTATGACAAATTGCCGTGAAAATTGCAAAGACAGCGCGGTATATTATGTTACCAGCCCGCAAGGCGGAGAGCTAGGATTAATGATGATGATGATGAAAGAAGCCGGTTTACCTGTCCGCCATATTTTGGTTTGGGAAAAAAATAATGCCACTTTTAGCCTGGGTCGGTTGGATTATGATTATCAGCACGAACCTATCTTTTATACCTGGACGAAAAGTCATAAAAATTACCGGAAAGGTGAATTTAGGACTACGATTTGGAAGTATGACAAACCGAACAAGAGCGATTTACACCCCACTATGAAGCCGGTGGCTTTGGTGGCCAATTGCTTACGTGACGGCAGCGCGGAGCATGACATCGTATTAGACCTGTTCGGAGGCTCTGGCACTACACTGATTGCCTGCGAACAGTTAAGCCGCAAGGCCCGCTTAATGGAAATTGACCCGCACTATTGCGACGTGATTATTACGCGCTGGGAGAGCTTGACGGGAAAGCAGGCCCGCTTATTGGAGGCCTAAAATGCCCAGCGGAGATAAAGATATAGCCAAAAAAGGCATAGGCCTTAATACCCGTTTTAACAGGGAAACGGCGGCGGTAAACGGGCGGAAAGGGGCTTTGGGAAAGCGGGTAAACAGCAGGAAGCGCAAACTCATGGCCGAACTGTTGCGGGAAGCCCTTGCCCAAGAGGTTAAAACGCGCGGCGGAGAAACCATAACCCATGAAGTAGGGGTTATACGTGGGCTGATATTAAAAGCCGAAGCAGGCGATCCTAGAGCCATTGCGTTGGTGCTTAAAATGCTGGGCCAAATGCCCAAAGAACAAATATCCGTGGATATGAATGAGCCGCGCAAATTTGTTTTTGAGTTGGTAAAAAACAAAAAAAATTTTAATGGCGAATGAAAAAAGATTTTACGTTACTTCGGTCTTTGAAAAAAATTATAAGAACCCCGCGCCGATTATCGTCAACGTCGGCAGTGTGCGTTCTAGCAAGAGCTATAGCATAGCGCAGTGCGCGATAGCCTATGCCTGCCAATACCCAGGGCTTAAAATCGGCATATGCCGCAAGATAGCCGCTACGATGCCCGCCACGGTCATCCGTCCGTTCTTTAAAATCATGGACGGTTTCGGCGTATATAACCGCGACAGCTTTCATAAACAGGAGCGGTATTATACGTTTGATTTTGGCGATGGAAACGGCACGCAAAGCGAAATATTGTTCTTTGGGCTGGACGATGAAAGCAAGATTAAGTCTACCGAGTTTAACCTGATTTGGATGGAAGAGGCGACGGACTTCACGCCGGATGATTTTACAATGCTTCAAACGCGTTTAAGCGCGGCCAGGCCGAAGGGCTGGAAACGAAATCAAATTATTCTTTCGCTTAACCCCAGCGACGCGCGCGGTTGGATTAAAACCTGGCTGCTTCCGCAGAGCGGCGTGTGCGTGATTAACAGCACGTATAAGGATAATCCGTTTTTGACAAAGGAATACATACGCACGCTTTTGGCGATGAAGGACACCAATCCGCGCAAATACGAAATGCTGGTGCTGGGCAAATGGGGCGTTAGCGAAGGGCGGATATTTGAAAAATGGCAGTTATATGACGACGAGAGCGCGCCAAAAGAATTTGACGGCACGGTTATGGGGTTGGATTTCGGATGGAACCACGCAACGGCTCTGGTGCAGTGCAGTTTTAAAGACGATGAAGTCTATTTGCGCGAACTAATTTACAAGACGCATATCACTAACACCGAACTGGTAGCCCTTATGGACGCGCAGGGGATACGCAAAGATATCGACGTAATAGCTGACAGCGCGGAGCCCGACAGGATACGCGATATATCAAACGCCGGATATATTTGCAATGGGATAAACAAGACCAGCGTGCTAAACAGCATAGATACGTTGAAGAAGTACAAAATTTTTATTCATAAAGAAAGTAAAAATTTGCAGTACGAATTTGAAAATTACGAATGGAAGAAGAATATGGACGGGCAATATTTGGATAACATTGAGCCCAACAAACAGCGCGATGACGGTATAGCCGCCGTGCGCTACGCCGTTCAATTTTATGACGCTACGGCAAACGCTATGACGCTGGTGTATTAAAACTATGATGACGATAAAAGAAAAACTGCAACGCTTTGGAAGAAAATTATTAGGCATTAACGGCGATGTTTCCCCCTCCGGCTGGGTAACTTTGGACGGCACGGCGCACGGCGATGAGCGTTTGCGCAACAGCTTTTTACAGGCCAATATCCGCGCCATATCTACGGCGTTTTGCAACGGGGAAATCCGCCTGCACTCTGCCGACGGGGAGGAAATCCCCTACGAGCGCAAAGGGATAAACCCGCTTTTGGATTTATTGTATCAGCCTGCGCCGTTCCTTACCGAAAATCTGTTTAAACAAATCGTAAGCGCGCAGTTTTTGGTATATGGCGACGTTTTCATTTTGAAAGACGCGCGCAATAACAGCGGTCAACCCACGCGCTTAATCCCTATCCCCTCCCCGTCGGTGGAAATTATTTACGACAGCCATACAGGTTATCCGGCCCGCTATCAGGTGTCCACCACCAGCGGCTCCTATAACGTGCCCGCAGAAGATATGATGCACGTCTATGAAGGGGTAGCGGATACGTTGTTTGAAGGCCGCAGCCGCGCTGCGCTGTGCACTTTGGACGCAAAAACCATACAGGCTGCCAAGACGTTTAATTTGGCGTTTTTTAAAAACGGAGCCAGCGTGGGCGGGGTAGTTACCTTCCCCGATAATGTCAATCTGTCGGCCCAACAGCAGGCGGAAATTTTGGCGTTTTTCAATGACCGGCACCAGGGAGCGGACAAAGCGCACCGCACGGCTATTTTGGGTCGCGGCGGCAAATACGAAAGCTACAAGACCAGCCACAAGGATATGGAGTACGCCGAAGGGCAAAAGTTTTCCATGCAGCAAATTTATTCCGCCATGGGCGTGCCTCCCGCGCTGGTGGGTTTATTTGAATACGCACCGCAGTTTAATACGAAAGAGCAGCAGAAGATATTTTACGAAACTACCGTTATGCCGATGGCGCGCCTGTTCTCCGACGCTTTCAACGAATATCTCGTCGGCGAATTTTACAAAAACGAAGATGTTTATTTAGACTACGATTTTTCCAAAGTAAAAGCCCTTGAGAAAGACTGGTCTGTATTGGCCGCCGCCGCCGCACAGCTAACCACGATATGGCCTATTAACGAAGTCAAGCGCGCCTTGGATTTGCCGTTTAGCGACTTGCCTGGCGGGGATGAAGCCCCAGACCCGATATTAAACGCTTTTGGCGGCTTTAGCGCGGGCAAATTACCGCAGGGGTATAAAGGTGTATCCCGCGCGGCAAAACGCGCTCTGCGGCCCAATTCTGCGCAAAGAAGGTTTCATAAAAAAGCCCGCTTGCGGCTGATTGAAGAACAAAGCGAGGTAATGCGCAAGAGCATTACCGACCATTTCAATACGCAGGCCGAACAGGTGCGCGCCTGGATTAAAGATAACGAGGATAAGGCGTTTAGTTACGACGAGGCTCTCGGAGGTATGACCGCCCAGCGCAATGCGCTGTTAGCTTTGAAGGTGCCCGCGTTAAGCGAAATTTACAAAGCCGGCATATTGTTTGAACAGGACTATTTGCAGCTGCTGGACCCGACGAAGGATTACCAATTTTTAAGCAAAAAAGATACTTACGACCGCGTGGCCCAATGGGCCCAACAGTACGCTTTTAAGTGGGCCGACAGCATAGAGCGTACGACGTGGGAGCGGCTGGACAAAATCGTCAAAACGGGTATTGCCAATGGCAAAAGCAACCGCGATATTAACAATGTCATTTTGCAATTCTTCGCCGAAGAAGGATATGAGCCCGCCGATTTGATAGCAGAGCCTGCGGGCGGAACCGTGCGGCACGTCAGCATATATGACCGCGTGGGGATAATTACCCAAACCGAAACGCGCGCTACGATTTCGGAGGCGCAGTTGGAGGCATACCGCACCACGCCGTTTGTAACCGGCAAAGAGTGGATTACCACCATGGGCGTTATTGACCACCACGAGGGGCACTTGGAAATGGACGGGCAAATAGTAGGTATCAATGAAAAATTTAAAAATCCGGCAACGGGGCAGGAAACAGAAGCCCCTGGGCAGTTTGGTACGGCAGACCAGGATATTAATTGCTTGTGCGATATTGCGCCGGTGGTAGAGGATTAAAAAATGGACATAAAAAAATACGAAGGGAAAAAAGAGTTTGTTATTACCGGCTTTAAAGAGGCCGAAAACGACGGCGTGCTGCGCATCAGCGGCTACGCCAATAACAAGCACATTGCCGACAGATACGGCGATATACCGACGGAGTATAACCGCTCTTACGTTTATGAGCTGGAAGAATACCGCCGCAATCCCGTCTTGCTTATGGACCACGACCATGATGTTTCGCACATGGTCGGCTCGGTAACTAACATTTTTGAAGATGAAAAAGGGCTTTACTTTGAAGCCGAAATCTCCAACAGCGACCTGCCGATAATTAAACACGCGCGGCAATTAATCAAAGAAGGCCATTTAAAGACGGTATCTATCGGCGGTGTTTGGCTCTATGAAGATTTGCAAAATCCGTCGCATTTGACGCTGGCTAAAATCTTTGAAATCTCTCTGGTGGCTGTTCCGGCGGATACCTATGCCGTATTTGCGCCCAAAACGCCCGCAGAGCCTGCCAAGACTGCGCCGCGCATGGACTTGCGCTCGGCGTTTGGAAAATTGGCCGTATTTGAAATGAAGCAGAAAATAAACAAATTTGAAGCAAAATCAAAACAGCCCGATTTTGGGCAAGGAGCGAAGAATGGATAAAGAAAAAACCGCACAGGTTTCGCCCGAAGAGAACGGGCTGAAATCTTTGACCGAAAAATTGGACACCGTCCTGCAAGCCGCTGAAGAGGCCAGCGCGAAGGCCGCAGAAGCCGACGCGCGCGCCAAAGAGGCGGAGAAGAGAGCGCAGGAAGCGGAAGCGAAATCCGCTAAACTGTCCGATGAACTGACCGCCGCCAAAAACGCGCACGCGGTTAATTTCACTCCGAAAGCGCAGGTAAAAACCTTTGAAGAAAAAAGAAAAGGTTTCCGCGACTTTCTGACCGACGTGAAAGCCGCGCGCTTTGGCAATGTCAAAGCCGCGTTGCAGGCCGGAGCTGTTACCGGCTCTTATCTAGTGCCGACGGGCTTTTTGCCTGAAGTGTTGGATTTGCTGGGCACCAATGACGACCTGATTGCGCAGGCGCGCCGCTTGCCCTGGGGCATTGAAGGCGACAGCCGCACTATCCCCAATTTGGTAGCGCGCTCTACTTGGGCCTTTGTTGGCGAAGGCGCGGTCAAACCCGTGAGCAATCCGACGTTTGGCGAAATCACGCAGAAACTGGCCAAACTGTCCTGCATCGTCGTCGTTACCGATGAACTGATGGACGACACGACCATTGACCTGCCCGCGCTGTTTGCCGAACAGGCCCGCGTCGGCCTTATTGATACGCTTAACGACTGGCTCTTTAACGGTGACGGCGCAGACCGCGACGGTATTTTAGGTGCGTCTGGTGTGCAGTCCCCGAGCGTAACCGGCATTACCGACCTGCTCCTGTTGAAGCAGGCCGTGCCCGTGTTCGTGCAGCGCAGCGGCAAGTTCTACCTTGACAATGCGCTTTACAACGAACTGGCCTCCATGGCCCGCATTAATGCGCCTGCCTGGCTCTATTACGAAGAGGGCAAAATGCGCGTGGACGGCAGCGAAGTCGTGGCCCTGGACAGCGACCTTATCGGTGCGCGCGGTGCCGTGTTCGGCGATTTGAATAACGTCATCTTCTCGCCGAAAAACGAGTTTGCTATCCGCTACAGCGACGTGGCTACTGTTGTGGAAGGCGAAAGCCCGACTCAAACCACGCATCACCTGTTCCAGGAGAACAAACAGGCTTTCCGCTTTGAAATGCGCGCCGATATCTCTGTCGTCGGCTCCGTTTGGGCGAAAGCCACCGTGCCTGCTTCTGCGGGCGCCTAATCGTGTTTCATAGGCAAGGGCGGAGCTTAACCACTCCGCCCACCTAAAAGGAAAAAAATTATGGCTAAAAATTTTGAACTGAAAAAATACAAATTCAAAGAGGCGGTAGGTCCTTACAAGGCCGGAGCTATCGTCGTGTTTAAGGACGTGGACGCGAAGGCGTTTGAAAAATACATCGCGCCCGTGGACGAAAAAGAAACAAAGAGCTTGAGAAAAGCGGACAAAAAATAGAGGGCGTTATGGCGGGGGAATACATACTTGATTTGGAAACGGTAAAAGAAATTACCAAAGCGAAGGACGACGCGCAGGCCGCGGCGCAGATAGAGGCCGCGCAGGAATTAATGGAGGCGTATTTAAACGTTACCTTCATTAAGCGCGACATCGCCGACGAAGCGGTAACG